CGCCGCGCAGCTCGGCCAAGCCCTGAGCCAGCCGCTCGAGAAACCGCGCCGGGCTCGATCGCAGCGACGCATTCGCCAGGGCGTAGCGTTCGGCCGCGCGGGCCAGCGGGCCGATCACCCGCCCGGGCAGGGCGGTGCCGAAGTCGACGGCGGCCAGCAGCGTGCCCGGCGGGTTGGCCGCCTCGGCGCCGGCGGCGTTCCAGGCGTTGACCGGCGACTCCACCGTCTTGAGCCAAGCTCGGGCCTTGAGCGAGACGCCGGGGAACTGCGCCACGATCCCCTGCGTCGGGTCGAGCGGTTTCGTTAAAATATCAGAGGCCTCCGACCCGAGTTGTCCCTGGGCGTCCTGGCCGAGACGTTCCTGCAGTGTTTTCTGCCCGACGACGAATGCCTCTTCGCCGGCGGCGGCCACATCGGTGTAGAGCGCCGGCTGCTCCTGGCTGGCCAGATCCTGGACGAAGGTGAGGTCGACCTCGGCCAGCTCGTTGCGGTCGTCGTGGCGGATGGAGACCGACTCGATGCGCCCCTGCATCCGCCCGTACTTCGGATGGATGAGGCCGAACAGCGCGCGGCCCTTGAGGTGCTCCAGAAACTCGACGTGCCGCGGGTAGGTCGCCTCGAACCAGTAGCACCGCAAGCGAATGACGCGCGCCCGCTCGCCCAGATCGTCGGTGGCCGCACCGTCGCGATAGGGGTACTCGTAGCGGGCGATCGCCTTCTCGACGGTGTCGTCGATGCTCTCGATATCGAGGGTGAAACCGTCCAGTTGGGCCTGGTAGCGCTCGGCCATCAGAAGCTCCCCCGCTTGAGGTTGACATTGGTGCTCGTCTTCATGTCGTTGCTCTGGGTCGTCACGCGTCCCTGTTGATCGATCGCCATGTTGATCTCGATGGCGCGCTTGCTCTCCTCGTTGCCGAAGAGGGCGGCGATACCGTTCAGCAGCTCGCCGATCTTGTCGCCCAGAGCGGTGTCATCGAGCAGATTCTGCTTGCCGCGCAGGTCGCCGCCGATGCGGTTGATCCCCATTCCCATGCCGTAGCCGGCCGCACCGGCCAGGGCGAACTGCCCGCCGACCGTGGCGGTGGCGGCCGTGGCGAGCCCGGCGAGTGACTTCCAGCCGCCTTTAGCGAGCGCCCCGGCCTTGCCGAGCAGCCCGCCGCCGGCGGCGCCGGCGGCGATATCGGCCGCCGTCCCGCCGCCGAGTCCCCCGGCCGGCCAGTTGGTGACGAAGACCGGCGTGACGCCGGTGGCCGCCTCGACCGCCTTGCCGGCGGCGATGCCGGCGGTGGCGCTGGCGGCGCTGCCGAAGAGCCCCTTGACGCCGCCGACTCCCTTGAGTAGCTTGCGGCCATACCAGAGGGCGGCGCCGGCGAGGCCGACCGTGGCCAGCCCGCCGGCCACGACGGCGCCGCCGGCCATGACGTTACCGGCCACGGTGAGTTTCCGGTATTCCTCCGCCAGTTCCCCGATTCGGCCGATAGCGGCGTTGGCGAGGTCGGCGATTTTCGTCAGGGGGTACAGCATGGGGTCGAACAGGGTCGCGAGCGTTGAGCGGGTGGTTCCCGACAGCTTCTTCATCGACGCGTTGAACCCTTCGGCCCAGATCGACAGCTTGTCCTGCAGCCCGAGCGCCCCTGCGGCCTCGCGCTGTATCTCGCCAAACCCCTTGCCGGCCGAGATCAGGGTGTTGGCGGCCCGCGCCCCCTCTTCGCCGAAAATCTTGGTCAGCAACAGCAGCCGCACCTGGTCGTCCTCGATGCTGCCGAATTTCTCCTTCAGTATGGCCGTTGCCTTGTCCAGGCCGACGAATTTGCCGTCCTCGAAAAAGTTCAGCTTGAAGCGCTTGAGCAGCCGCTGCTGCTCGGCCCCGACGCCGACCATCCCGATCAACATGTTGTTGAAGGACGAGCCGGCGCGCTCGCCGAGGGGCGCCAGTGCCCCCAGGGCCGTGATGCTGTCCTTGGCCGAGACCCCCAGGGCCTGCGCGTTCGATCCCGCCATGCGCAGCCCCTGGATCAGCTCCGGAACGCTGGTGGCGCTGGCGTCGTCGACCCGTACGATCCAGTCGGCGAGGTCGCCATACTGGCCGCCGCGCAGATCGAACTGTGAACCGATCCTGGCCAGCGCATCGCCCACCGCCTCGGGCGCCTCGCCTGAGAGCGCCGACAAGGCGGTGGCGGCAAAAGCGGCGCCGGCCTTGCCGGAGATGTCCATCAAGGGGACGCCGGCTTTGAGGAGGGCGTTTTGGATGTTGACGACGTCCTCGGCGGAGAAGGGGGCCTCGGCCGAGATGGTGATGGCGTTACGCTTCACCTCGCGCAGCTGCCTGGCCAGCTCCTTGGCGTCGGCGACCCCGCCGGCCAGATTCCCCTTGACGCGCAGCAGCGCTTCCTGCATGTCGCCGGCGGCGGCGACGCCGGGCTTCAGGCCCCGGTACATCTCGCGGGTGGAGACGCCGGCGATCGCCGCGTACTTGGCGCTGCGGGCCATGGCGTCAAAAGAGTTCTGCACCTCCTTGTTCGACCGGGCGAGCCCCTCCATCCGCTTCTTGATGCGGTCGACGCCTCGACTGAGCAGGTCGATGATGGTAAACTGGATGGCAACGGAGGTGACGCTCATGATTCCCTGGCTCCTCGGCGCGGCTCTCGGCGTGGTTCTCTTCTTCCTGGTCAGTTTCGGCGGCTACTTCCTCATCCACCGCCTGATCGACTTCATTTTCTACGGCGCACCTTGTGCGTCCTGCCGTTCTTCGCGCCCTTCGGATTCCTGAGCTCCGCCCAGTCCTCCACCCACAGCAGCGCTTCCTCCGGCTCCATCCGGTTCGCCACTCGCCAGGGGATGCCGATCCGCAACAGGGCCAGCACCAGCTGCCGCCTCTGCTTCTTCGCGAAATCGGGCCAGCTCTTCGTTCAGCCTCCTCTCCGCAGCCATGATTTCAGCCAGGTCGTCGTCCCAGAGTGCCTCCATGAACGCCAGATCCTGGGCTTCACGCGGGACGCCGGCGATCTCCAGCCGTTTGCCGAGCAGAAGCAGACCCATCAGCTCGTCGGCCATCACCGGATTGGTCGCGCCCACCTCGTCGATGCGGCGCATGTCCGGCGAGTGCCGGACCGCCATCGAGTCGCGCGCCTGCAGCGGCCGCAGAGAAAAGCCGCGGCAGCGTTTGCCTTCATACTGCACCCCCAGGGGGAGGGTGCCGGATTCCGTCGGGACCATCGTTCAAACCTCCCTTGATTGGCCGTTATTCCTCGACCCGCTTCTCGGCGCCGAACTCGATCGTCCGCACCAGCTCGTTGTCGCCGTCGATCTTGCTCTCGCCCACCTTCAGCGTGCGCACGCCGCTGTAGGTGATGCGCTTGCCGTTCTCATACTCGATGGAGAGGGTGCCGTCCTTGACGCCGGCAAAGTCGAACTCGGGGGAGTCCAGGGGGACGGCGTAGTCGAGCTTGCAGCCGGGGCGGGGGGTGACCGAGCAGTGGCCGGTCTTGTGCATCAGGTTGACCCGGCGGGCGAGCTCGCGCTCGTCCTCGGTGACGCTCTTGAAGTCGGAAATGTCCTGGCCGTTGACGGTCAGGGTGCAGCGGTTGATGTATTCCATGGTTCGCTCCTTTGTCGCTCAGGTCCAAGGTCCAAGGTCCCGGGTCCAAAGTCCAGGGACTTTGGACTCAGGACCGGGGACCGGTTTTAAAGCAGCAGATCGATCCGGCCGGCGAAGATGTGCAGGCCGTTGACGACGTCGGCCGGGATCTTGGCGTCGAGGCGGTTGGGGTCCTGGAGGCTCTTTTGCACGACCAGGCCGGCGGCGTTGGCGGCGATTTCCTCGACGATCTCCAGATCCTCGAGCTTGAGCAGCACGTCGAGCAGCTCGGTGCGCACCTTCTTCGGCGTCTTGCTGGAGAGCTTCTCCCGGGGGAAGCGCAGCGCCACGCGCTCGCGGCAGGCCTTGCGCACGTAGTCGAGGGTGCGGATGGTGGTGATGTCGAGCAGCGAGATGTCGGCGATCCCCTGGGCGTCCTCGGTGTAGCTGGTGACCGCCCGCACGATCTGCACCCGCTCGCCGGGGCCGACCTCCAAGGGAGTGACGCCGTTATTCAGACAGCTCTCCTGTTCGGTGCGGCTGAGGCGCTGGCCGATCGCCGGGGCGTGGATCCCCTTGAGCTCCAAGGTGTTCAGCGGCCGCGCCGGGTCCTCCTCGAAGGCGATCACCGCGGCGTAGGCAGCGGCGAGCTCGTAGGCCGGGCTGCGGGTACCGCGCAGAAAAACCGGCCAGATCCGGCCGTCGTTGATGAGGCCGGCCAGGGTGGTGGCGTCGGCCAGCGCCCCCGTGGTGCCGTAGATGCCGCCGCCGGGGCGCTGCTCCAGGGGGCCGGAGACGTTGCCCAAGTGGGTGCGCATCGCGGTGACCGCCGTCTGGTCGTTCACGGCGAGGGCGATCACGTGGTACTGCTCGGCGAAGACCACCGCCAGGGCGTCGGCGACGGTCGGGTCGGTGGCGCCGCCGGCCATGGCGACGATGACGGTGGTCACCCCCTTGGCGGAGATCTCGGTGACGAGGCCGATCTGGTTTGCAACCGTCCCCTTGTTGCGGGCGGTCAGGTTGACCTTGGTGTCGTCGACGCCGTCAACGGCGGCGGAGACCGGCAGGTCGGCGTACTTGCCGAGCTCGGTATTGAGGGCGGCGGCAATCTCGGTGGCGGTGTCGCCACTTTCGATGCCGACCTCGACCAGGCGGTTGCCGACGTAGAGCTTGAGGCTGCCCGGGCCGATGGCCGGGCCGCTCACCTTGACGCTGCCGGCGGCCGCCACGCCGGCGGCGGCGTCATCGAGAGCGCAGACGGTGAGGTCGAGGTAGGCGTTTGCAGTGATCGCCGCCCGCACCATCAGGTGGGCGATGGAGCCGGCGCCGAAGTACTCGGCCGCCTCGGCGTCGGAGTAGACCCGGGTGGGGACCTTCTCCGCCACGCTGCCGGCCGCCAGGCGCTGGGCGACGATCAGCAGCCGCTGCAGGTTCGCCGGCAGGGTGCGCACGGCCAGCTTGGTGTTGAACTCGATGTACTTGCCCGGCTTGCGGATCGACGCCGGGATGCTGTCGAACTGGATCGGTTCCATCAGCGTTTGCCTCCTCTCTTCTTGCCGGTGATGAGCAGCGAGCCGTCATCGACCAGGCGCTTGTAATAGGTGGATTCCGGGACCTCGGCCGCTTCGAGATCGGTGATGTATTCTTTGGGCTTGCCTTCCTTCGGGCAGCGGGCGCCCGGCTTGGCGATCACGAGCATCAGGCTTCTCCTTCTTCGTCGCCGACGGCAACCAGGTCCTGGGCGTCCAGGAGATCGTCGCCGGGCTTGAGGTAGTATTCGAGGCCGATCGTCAGCAGGTCGGTTTCGCCCGCCTCCGGCAGCTCCTCGACGATCTCAGCGACTTCCGGCAGCCGGATCTCGGCGACATGGCAGAGCACGTGGCCGAAGACGCGGGTTTCGATGACCACCTCGGGGTTCAGGTCCCCTTGGGTGCCGGGGAGCCGGGTGCGGGTGAAGTCGAGGCCGATCAGGTCGACCAGGGCGTTGAAGGCCTTTTCGGTCGCGGCGCTGTCTTCCAGGCCGTAGTAGCCGCGCAGGGTGTACTTGTGGATCACCTTCCACTTGCGCATGGCGACCTTCTGCGTCCGGTAGCCGGTGCGGACGATCTCCCAGCCGAAAATCTTCTTGGTCGCCGCGTCCTGGAAGAGCTGCAGGTAGGTGGCGGCGTTGTTCGACCAGCGCTCGTAATCGTGCACCCGGCCGATGCCGGCGCCGAGGGCGAGGAGGCGGGCCTTGATCGCGGCTCTCAATGTCTGATCACTCATCGCTCCAGCTCCCTGCCGATGCGCACGCCGTAGCGCTCAAAGATCGCCTGAAAATCCGCCCAGTCTTCCTTCAGCGTCTTCTCGAACATGAATGCTCCCTTGGTCCCCTTCTGGCGGATCTTCCAGCGCACGGGGTACTCGATGCGCAGCGCCTCCTCGCGGGAGACGCCGAACTTCACCTCGATCCAGCGCACCAGGGGGCCGGGGTTGTTGGCGGAAAGCGACCGGGTGGCGAGGTCCGAGTAGGTATCGGAGCCCGGCGGCATCTTCTGCCCGGGCCGGCGGCCCTTCTCGACCACCAGGCCGTAGGGGCTGGTGGTGCCGATGATGCCGGTCACCCGGTGTGTGCTCTGCCGCACCTCGGGCTTGATGGTCGATATCAGACCACCATCCCTGGCGCCGCCCGCTCCCTGCGGGGTGTGCTCCTTGACCAGGCGGGTGCCGAGCTGCGTCGCCTCGTACATGGCGGCCAGCTGGTTCTTGCGAACCACCTCGGCGGGCTCTCCCTTGAGCAGGGTGCCTGTTTCGATGAGTCGGGCGACGGGTCGGAACATGCTCTTGCCTTTTGTCGGT